AATTGTAAGTTGAGTTTTGGCTGCTTTTTCTGCTTGACTAAGTGTAGAGGCAGCCCCAAAACTTAGACTTTCTCCCCCTTCTGATGCCCACTCAGGGATTGAATCAGAATAGACAAAGTATCGTTTTACGGTGCTCTTTGTTATTGTAAGTGTTGTTGTGGCTTTTGGTTGTTGTTGCTCCCATGTTGTTTTCCTGTATTGAGCTTCTGGTGGCCTCCCTTGAATCTCTCGATATCGAATATTCTCAACCCCATCCACAAACCCGGCTCCCGATGCGGTTAATTCCACTATCTTCTCGGTTGAATATTCGTCGTTCTTTTTAGTCCAAATTGATTGATAATAACTTTCTTCTCCCGTTACCAAAGCGGGGAGGGGATCTTCTTCGGTTGAGTCAGGGTGAGCCATTGTTGCAATCGAAGACGCTTGCCTAGATTCTGTCCACGCCAGCATTGGCTCTACAAAATCCATGTCGGCAGTAATTAAGCCCACTTTCAACCTTTGATTAGAACCCTCTCTTGGGGGTGTAACTTTTGAGAACATCATTCGCTGCATCTGCTCGTCCATTTCATCCCAAAAAACCCACTCAATGCTGTAGGGAACTGCATCCTGTTCATAGTCTGAGCGCATTGATTTTAGATAAAAGTTGGTTACATCTTGCCTGTTTATTTTTTGAAATTTAACTACTTTCCACCAAGGAGCAAGGATTAGCCTTCCTGTCTTGACCAGCCCCCACTCTATTCTTTCTTGACCTGGTGGGCCAACATAAACCCATCCCGGTTCCATTTCTTCTAACAATGCCTCCTCCCCCCCATCAACAAAAATCATCTTACGGGTATCGGTGTCTCCTCCTATTTCTTCTTGTTGAAATCGGCTTAATTTCCATCCAGACGTGACAATACTTGTTAAATACTTAGCATTTGAAGCCTTAAACTGAAGCCCACGCACTGAATCACCACTTCCTATATATTTTTCATAATCTGGGTGTGGAACTAATTCATACTTTATTTCTTTTGTGTTTTGAGGTTTAGCAAGTGTGTAAATCGGTGGTTTCACCGCCTGATAGTAATAACGAGTTTCCTGAAATTCGATTAGTTTCCAGAAGTTTGCCGGATTATAAATCATCAATCCATCGGGCGTTTCCACAAAATCTTTTAAGTAATAAGCAAACCCCCATGTTTCAACAACCTCTCTGTCTATTTGTCCGTCAATTGAGTAGGTTGTCCTCTTAACTTTCTTGGGGCCAGATTGGTCTAAGTTGCTATCTAAACTCCTTAGAATGGATGTTCCTTTTGGTGGGTTTGTTACGTCTTGGTCATATTCGTATTCAGTTTTAAGTTCGGGTTCTTTTTCCTTGAATTCGGGGGGTGCATTCGGGTCAACTTGCTCTTTGTTGCTTTCCCTTGGAGTCCAGGTTAACGCGGCTCCATTGTAATAGGGTGCAACTCCTAGCTGGTTAGAACCGTCCGCTAGTTGTTCTTCCCAACTAAAACTATAAGAGGAGCCGGAATTGATGTTTTTTAACGCAACAAACTGCCCATAATGGACGTAACAGCCCTTTACTAAGGCATATTCCTCCAATACATCATCCAGAGACATCACGGAGTCTTCACCAACTTCATCGAGGAAGATGTCAAACCCGCCAGACAGATTGACACCTGCTTTGGATGCCAACCGACTCGCTGATAATGTCCCTGTAGCCATATTAACCAAAGGCTTAATTTTCACCGACCGTGAACAATAAACCTTCCACCATCCTTCTAGGTTAATTGAAACGGTATAAACATTTATTTTTTTGGTTCCTTTATATAAATATCCAGTTCTTTCATAGCTATAGCCTCCATCGGGAGCGACCCTAAATGGAATCCCGTCTATACTGATTCTTGTACTCCTAGAAGGTTTATAAACCTGTTCGTAACTGCTAATATCCTCTTCTAAAATCCCTTCATAGGTAATTGAGGCACTGGGATGATCTTGGAAGCTCTTTGTAACAGTTAATGATCCCAGTTTTATCGGAACTGGAAGGCTAGGAGGGTTTTTGACAATGTTATTTTTAAACAATCGACGGGAAACAATAGGCATGGTATCAAGTGATTAATTTCAAAGATTGAATGGCCTCATCCCAGAAAAACTGACCAGGAGCAAATTCCCCCTGCGGTTCAACAAACCGTCTACCTCTCCATTCTACATAGTCGATAAACCCTAAGTCCTCCCCAATATCAAAGACGTTGAGTTGACCAATTAACTTCTGGGGTGCGGTATATTGCCCTGTCATCTCTAAAGTTTCCCCTCCTCTAATCCGGCAGCAGGAATCAGAGCAATCGATCACAATTCGCTCTCCTACTTGTCCAAAACTAAGAGGGACACCTCTATTTAAAACTTGAGATACAATCATTCCCAAGGGAACAGATACTATCAACTCACATATTACCCTGGGGATAGGCGCGTTAAATTCTACGGTTAAATTAATACTATCGGGGACGGTATTGGTCGCAAAATAGACGGTGGTATTCTCTAAATAGAATCTCTGCCCAGTCAATTTATCTGGGTTAGTAGTTTGAATGAAATTGTTTATCCCGACTCGCAAGACGGCTAAAAAAGGCAGGTCTATTTTATAGAGGGTAAAGATGGCATCAGGGGTTGTTAGCTCTATTGGGGAAGGGTTAACGCCAGGATATTTATGAAATGTTTTAGTTTGAAACAAAGGAGCTAATACCTGACTTCCTTGTGCAGACAAAATAGGAGCCAATAGATTGAATGGACTCAGGATTGTTTCAGGTAGGTTAGAATTAGAGAGGGTGAACATAAAATTAAAGACTAATAACAATATTATTGCATGAATTATCGCCAAGAATTAAAACAGACCATAGAATTGTTTGTCCCTCAAGTTGAGCAAGCATTTCTTAAAGCATTCTATTTAAAAGACCTCGACTTTGGGCGGGACTTAATGATAGGGGAACGGACGGGTGCGATAGATTGGTACACATCCGATCTAGGATCTCTCACGGGGAACGTGATGATTTCGATGGGTTGTAGCTCCCGTTTAAATGCGGAGATCGAAAAGGCAACCGAGGCTATCTATGCCAGACACGGGATATTCTCCATTAACGAGGAGGTTGTTAGAGCGCTAGAGCTTTCAACTGCAAAGGTACAGCTAAAAGGGGAAGTTAACGCTACAACGGTGCAACAGACTTCTTCTCGGCTTTGGGTAGCAATCTCCACGTTTCAAATTGACTGTTTTATTGGGTTATGAACCTATTTTTTCATCCAATCGGCTAATCCTTCTCGGTAAGTTTTGGCGAACGCATAGCATACCGCATCGGCTAGGTTAGGCGATCGCCCGATAATGCTTTTAATATCATCTTTTTTGGTAATCATGATTGTTTTCCCGCTTTCCCACCACCGGAAGGCACAGAGTTCTTCTTTTAATTGATCGTCGGGAGGTAAGGAGATCGGGATTTGATTCTTGGGATCTAATAAGTCTCGCAGATTCCAATACCAATAAGTCCGCATATTGGCAAAGGTTAAGAGCCCACTTTTGTCCTTTAAATACTCGCCGTTTCCATCCTTCGCGGCTTCACTTCCTTTCAAGGGAATAACGTGCATTTTCATCCCCCGACAGGTATCGTGAACCGCAGCACCCACCCCAATTACGTCAATTTGTACCTTTACTCCAGTGTTTGCTATGCAGGAGGCAATTTGCTGTGCGACAATATTGCTGTCTGGGGTCTGGCTTCCATCAAATTCCCTGAGTTTATCTAGCCAGTTATCCCATCGTAAAGCCAATACTGTCTTATCTATCCCACCCCGTGCCACATCCACGCCAATATGGGACATTTTTAAGACTTGAGGATAGTCAACCCATCGCTGCATTGCCAAAGTGACCCAATCCCCAGGAATAACTTGATAGGGGTCTGACTCTGGCTCGATAGTCATATCACCATAGAGAAGTTGCGATCGCAAAGGTTCAGGGAGAGATTGTAGTACCCCTCTATACCCTGAATCTCTCAGGAAGGGATTATCGTCTAGTGTCGCGCGAATAAATGTGCGGGAACGAGGTTCTAAGTCTTCATCTCCGATTCTGATCTTCTTGGGTTTGGGATAATAGAGTTTTCCTTCAACCTTTACAGGATCAAGAGAAGAAACCTCGTGGATTTCCTTGCCAATCGTGAGATAAAAACTATCAACATCTACTTCTTGGTCTTTCCCGTTCACCCCCACAAACCAACGTAACTCACCTGGTTCGGCAAGGTGTCTCCCTGTTTGAGATTCGTATTTTGGATCAAGCCAGGGAGCAAGATACCCGATAATCCATCGCCCACTTACCTGGCTAGGTGGGTTAAAAGTAAAAATTACCCTACATTTCTGATGGGGATCTGGACTTCTGCACCAACCCGTTAAAAAGAGGAATTGCTCAAGGGAGAACTCTGTCACCTCGTCTATTGCCTTGAGATCATGCTCAATCCCTCGCCAATTTTCAATATCACTTTCATGCTGTGCCGCGCCAAACTTTAGAGTTCTCCCTCCTGGTATCTTCCTCCATAGCTTTTCGTTGCTGTTGTAAGTAGCGCCACTACCCCGCAACAGTAGTCGTGATTTTTCGATAATATCCAGCAATCGAGGATACTCTCGTCGGAAAACAATTGATTTCCGGTGTTGTGTCACCGCCATAATCTGAATAATTGCGGTTTTCCCCCCACCTGCACTCCCTCCAAACCCGATAATGTCAGCAGGAGAAGACAGAGCCATTTTTTGCGGTTCACTCTTGGGTTCCCAGGGGTTCCAGTTTGCGATACTTTGCCCCACAAATCCTAACTTATCCAAGATCGAAGGATAGCCACTATGTTGTCTTTGTTTTGTCACCCATCCTCCCTGTGTAACCAATTGTGATTTTAATTTTTATACGTCCCTTTGGAGATGGTCTGGTTTCACGATATATAACAATTCTTTCCATTTTAAAACTCCGTACCTAAAACTCCATAGGAACAGTTACCCCTAAATTAATTAACCAGTTATACAACCTAGACCTATCCTTAACAAAATCATCCTCCAGTGGTTCGTTTTCCAAGTTTTCATCCCCACCCGTTGTTTCCCCTTTTGCTAACTCCTCCGCCTGTTTTAGTCTATCATTTGCTTGTTTACACAGCTTTGCCAGATCGTCTAAAGAGTAATGATTCTCAAGTCCTCCCACTTTAAATATTAAGATAGCATCCGCGATAATATCAAGTGCTAAATCTCCCGTTGTAATGGGTTCCTGGGGAAGTACCTTGGGGTCTGTTCCCTCTTCGGGATATTTATAACCTAATAATTGTTCTAGTAAACTTAAACCTGGGATTAGCTGCCCACGATAGGTGATTGGCTCCGTTGCTATAAAAAAATGATGGCGTGATTCTTGAGTTAATTGGTCAGGATCAAATTCAAAAAAATGGGCTATTTTTAAATAATGATAACGAAACCGAGGGAAAAGGTAATCATCCATTTCCTCTGGGTAAATGTGAAGCCCTGCAATGGACTTTCGTAAGTCTAAAAGATATGCAGATAGTTTCCTAGACTCTCTAATAGGCACAGGGAAAACCAAGACGAAATCCCCAGTCTGATAATTTAATCGGAAGTGTAACATTAAAGCCACTCCTCCCGACTACCTTGCCAATTAACTAACTTGATTCTATTGCCAAACAATGGCTCGAATTCACATTGTTTTAACTCCAAATATCGCCATCTTCGATCTAAGGATTCCCCTTCTTTGAAGACAAGATGAGCATCTAACTTTTCTATGGGTTCCTGTAGCTCTTGTGTCGCTTCATGGTAAATCACCTGCGTTCTAATTTTTACAGTTTGCCCAGAAAGATTAGGAGAAGCATAGATTTTCCCACCTTCTTCAACCACGATTTGAGATTGACCCGTAATCCTGTCCACTAATTCTACTGTTAGAGGCGATTTATTATCGGCGTTTGGGAAGTAATAAGCGATCGCCTCGCTATCTGGCTTAGGGATTTTAATATCGTATTTTGAAGCATTACCAGAGAGGGATAATTGCCCACTATTCCCCGATAGCCTCGCCTCTAAGAGCGTAAAGTCTGGAAATTCGGGAGTAATTGCCCATCGTTTTTTTCTGCACAATGCCGCAACTAATGGATGACCAGCTAATTTTAATTCGATTTTTTCTTCGTCAACCTTGATGGAAGAAGGTAGCACCAAATCAGGAGGGGTGTACAACTCGCCTCCCGATTCTTTTACCCAAGCTCGGCAAACTTTACCCATTAACAGAAGCGGAGATCGCCTCCATGCTTGTGGGGTGATTTGCGCTAGCTTCGGCGCCTGTTCGTACAATAACAGGAGGATTCGCACCATCATAAAAAACGACTTGTGAAACCACGGCAATATTCCGCCCACCAACAGGGAGAATGAAGTACGTTTTTATCTCTCCTATTTTTCGCATTTTTGCGGTTCCCGAAGCTGCTGTAGTTTGAGCCACAACAATATTTCCGGGTGTGGTAGACCCACTTACATCGTAAGTAATTGTTACCCCAGGTAAGTCAGAGGTAAGGGTTAAAACGTTGGCCGATGCCGTTCCCGAAACCAAAGCAGATGCGGAAGGAACCCCATTAATCTCCTCTAAAAGTCTTGCTGCAATTACGGTGGCAGTATCTCCCGATTGTTGAACATAGGAGACAATAGCGTCGTTTGTCCCATCACTGATGCCTATCAAGTAATCATTTCCCGTACTCCCGGCTGTGATGGTGATGGTATTTACTTGAGATACCGCACCACCAAAATCTGCCCAGGCTTCTAACACATCTTTTACTACTCCCCCTTCGGTAATTTGTTTCCGCACCTTTTTGAAGGGGATTGTCACTGTCAGGTCGGGTTGGGAAGCGGGATAGCTGATTGAGCCAATTGAAGAAGTCATGTTTTGAGATTAAATATAAATTAACAATATTATAATTATGCCTTAAAATTGAAGATAATTCTGCAAAAAAATACCAATAACTTTAATATAAAATGACCGCCCAATCATCCGAGACAACAAAAAAAGAAACCACCACAGAGATTGCGAACCGTTATCGGGAAGACTCTCGCGTCATGATGCAAGCGTTGGCGGAGAGTGCCGACGCAAATTCGATGCGAAATCCTCTCCCTGTAACGGGAAGAATCCAACCTTTCTCCCAGCAACAGGTCGAGAATTGCTTGGCGGACGCGATCTTAAAGCGGATAGCGTGGAGCCTTCCATCTTCGTCAACCCAAAAGATGTGGCAGTTATCCTTGGGGGATGATTTCTCTAGTAAGGTGGGTTCTAAATTAGTCCGCGATTACTATGCTTATCACGAAAAACTAAAAACTAGATCACAATTTAGAAAAGCCTTACAGTTCTCTCGTTCTCACGGCGGGACAGTTATTATTCTCAAGATTAATGACGGGAGACATTATTCCGAACCTGTTAACGAAGGCAAGATTAAATCAATTTCTGGGTTAATTGTTCGTCACCGATGGCAAGTTGCTCCTTCGGTGAGAACGGCTGCGAGTATATTTGACCTTGATGATATTGAACATTATGAAATCCTAACAATTGACCAACAAATAAAACAAAAATTACTGTTTAACGAAACAAACTCTAAGCAAGATGATCGCCTTATTCATCGGTCTCGAGTCCTTCGGTTCAATGGGGCATTAATGCCTGATGATTGGATGATTTCTTACAATAATGGATGGGGGTTGAGTGTCTTTGACGAGGTTTGGAAGTATTACAAAAACTATACAAATGGACTCAATGCAGTAGGCGAATTGATTAAAACCCAATCGGTTTTACAGCATTCTTTTGAAGGGCTACGGGAACTGATGATGGCATCTGATGAAGAAAGTATTGCAGCTATTAAGCAAACCATGAAATCAATTCGATTAATGTTTGATTTATATGGCATGGTTCTCCATGACTCCCGTGAACAATTCAATTGGAACGCCCGTCCCCTCGCCGGGATGGATTCACTTGTGCAAGTACAAAAGGATGGGGTCACGGGGGCCTCTGGAATGCCTCACACGATAGTTTGGGGGGAAAGCCCTGGTGGGTTGGGGCGTGATGGCAAGGAAACCCAAATAAACTACGCTAACTCGGTAGCAGAGTACCAGGGAGAGAATTTAGATCCTAGTGCGGCTATTCTTGATCGCTATATCTTCTTAGCCAAAGACGGCCCCACAAAAGGCAAAATCCCCGACGACTATCAAAGGCAGTATCCCTCAATTTTGAGAATGACCATTGAGGATCTTCGCTCTGGACGCTTATCTGATATTCAAGCCTTAGCTTCAGGGATTCAAGCCGGATTTATTACGCCCAACGAAGCTCGGACAGTACCTTCTAACTCCGATTGGTGGCCAGAATTTAACATTGATCAAAAAGCATGGGAAGAAGCCAGGAAGAAAGCAGAAGAACAAGCAAACTCCCTCGGTGGTTTTGATCTGGGGGCGTTAGGAGGAGAGGAAGCTGCCCCACCCACCGAAGAACCTGCTCCTGTTGAAGAAGAACCTATAACTCAAATGGACAGTGCTGCTTACACCCCAATAAAACGGGTTCTTAATTGGCACGGGCTATCTATTGGGGTCACTCACGACAAAGGGGATCTTCGCTATAACAAAACAATGAAGGCAGGGTATGGGCATATTAGACGCAGCTACGGACACGCGGAGGACGCGAAAGCAATTGACGTTTACATCAAAAACCCGAAATCACCAAGTCTCTGGAAGGTTCGGCAACTTAACACAGCAACAGGGGAGATTGACGAAACAAAGTATTTTTTGGGCTTTGATTCCCCAAAAGAAGTGCGCGATTGCTATTACTACCACGCCGGATTAGATCGTTTTGGAGGAGTAGAGAAGTGCGATCCTACGGAGTTAAACCAATATCGCCAAGATATAGAAGACTCAGAGGAAGTTGACGAAGTTTATCAAGGAAAGATATTAACAGATATAGCAAATAGAATCAATGTCCAAGCTCAATTAGATTAGTTTAAAATTAATTAGTTTCTGAATACAAATTAGCCAACCTATTTTATTTTACTAGGGTTGACTAAGTTGTCTAAACCGTCACAAGAAATCTTTGTCAGTTCCAGATTTACGTAGCCCGTAAATCTATGTATGGGTCAAGGTAACTCGGTAACAATTGGCACTTGGATGACACTACCAAAACTAATCGTTGTCCCGTGTTTTTAAATAGATTTAGCGATCGCCACTTATCAAGATTTGCGACTTAGTAGCTATCTTCTCAACATAGAATCCACTCGGAAGGATAACTCGGCAATTTGATCAATTTGTCGAGGGGTCAATTTTACGGCTTTCTCCGCCTCTAATGCTTCGTTGCATACTTCTACCATCTTCTCTACAAACTCACGCTGCCACGGGCTTAGTTTTGCCCTCTCAATTGATTCTAGTTGGTTGAGTACCTCCTGGGTTTTCTCAACTCCCTGTGGACGAGGTATCCACCGCACAAACTGGTCACAATCCAAGCAGACCAGTTTCTTGTAATAAGGGGGTTTGGTTTTCTGCTCTTCCAGGTTTAGAGATCCACAATGCGGACACGGTGGATTTGATGAGATTAGAGACGGGGGCATGATTTTATTTTTGATTGTGGGACACCCCGGAAAGATTCTTTCTCTCTGGGTTTTCATTATAGCAAAATCCGGCCCCTCCCTCCCTCAAAAAAAATCCGCCATTATATCTACTGGAGGAGAGTGTTCTTCTTTAAAGGCTACACACTCATTTTAGTGACCCTGTATATTTGTCTTTCCAAAATATAACCTTAACCTGTGATCACACTGAATTTGATCACACTGAATTTTGATCACAGTGTTTTTTATTAATCTTCTATTATGTTTTGGTGTGACAGCCATTATCTCGTTGTTTGTATCATAACTTGATACCATTTTAAGAATTCCTTTATAATGGCTAGATAAAGCCCCCCATAAAGATTACAGCAATTTTTTGAATGTTTTACTAAATAACCAAGTAGCTATATGGTTATAACGCTATGTAGTTACTGAGTTGTATTGGGGTATGGGTATATAGCAACTGTTGTGTCCGATCACACTGAATTTTTAAGGGCAAAAAAATCTCACATCACCAAACAATTTATTTTGATATGACCTGTCACACCAAAAAAAAAATAGAGTCAACCTTGAGGGAGAAGTGAGATCGGGCGAAGGTAGCTCAGGGTAAATTTGGACAGGTTTTGAATAAAGATCAGGTAGTCGGGAATGGTAAAACCAGACTATTTGCATCTCCCTTTTTGAGAATCCCTGGAATATTTCTTTAAAACCCCGTCCTTTTATATGGATGACTCAGTATCCAATGTAGAACGATACAATAGCCTCACAATAGCTTGATGTGTAAGGATTTGGCATAAGGATACCCAGGCCCACTGAAACGGGCTGCCTCCCTTCTATTCACTAAGAAATCAATGAAATAAAAAAGGTGTGATTTTCTTGTATAGAAATTATTTTACAAAGTCCCGTTGATCTATAAGAATCCAACCTTAAAATTATAGTGATAACTTCTGATCAGAAGGGTTTTATCATGCCAATTCCTGTTAGTTTTTTCAAGATTACAAGAGCCGGGAAGGATTACGCCTTCAAGCCTGAAGACATCTCGTTCGGGGACGACGAAACTCTTGAGGTTAAATTAAATCAAGGGGGAGATATAGCGGTTATCCCTCTTGTAAAGAAATCCGTGACGCTAACAATTCAGGGTGCTGTTGACGATGATCTTGATACGTTTGAATCCGAAAGAACCCAAAACGTCCAAAAATTAATCGACAATCAGCCAGTCGGTGCGAACATGGCTTTTGCAAACTATATTATTTATAGTGCTTACTTGCGAAAAGTGACACCCACTGCCCCAATTACCGTGTCAGGGAAAACCTTGTTTGACACGATTGAGCTAGAGTTTGCTTCCCGTGTTTACATTTAATTTTATACTATCTAAGTCAATCAAGGCTTAGGTAGTAACCCCTAAGATTTATGTATAAAAGATGACATCTGTACTTTATGGACAAAATTAAGATTCGATGCTCCGCCAACAGAAATCCAGGTGAAGTTAGCGATCGCCCAAGCACATTTTGATATTGGTAGAAGTAAACTTAATTAAGCAAAAACAAAGTATAATAGACCTATTAGCATTAAAAACGAAAATCAATTATGAAAGCCAAAAAAACTGCTGTTGAAGGACAAAAGAAAATTAAAACCGTTCCTCCTGCTGTTGTATCCGAAGATGAGGATGCTTTAGGGGAAGGGGAGACATTGCAGGAATTTGATGAAAGAATGGCTAAGAAATATCCAAAAAGAAGTTATGACGATTTGACAGAAGAGGAAAAACGCGAACGTGCCAAACGTTTTGTAGCTCAAGGGCCGGAAGACTGGTAAACCCCGACCTGCACCCGTACAGAAAGACTCGGTAAATCTATTCTCAAAAACAATGGTCACTACCTTAAACCGTCAAAATCCCCCTAGCTTTGATGCTGCCCCAACAGAAGTGCAGATGAAACTTGGTATTTCTCAAGTCTTGTCGATGCCATTTGCCTACAACTCTCCGGTTATCGTTCTGGATTTTGAAGTAGGCAACAAAAACATCATCAAAGGACGGTTTAAGGACGCCATTAGATCCCGTGTTTTTGAGTTTGAGATTGGGGATTCCATTACCTTTAAGCCGTTTACCTGGAAAAGAATAGACAGCGCGGATATCGATCCAGTGGTGTGGGAAGAATTTTCTAAAGGGTACACCTATCGGTATGACGCAGTTAAAACCAAGAGGAAGGAAAAACCTAAGTGTGGCAATACTTCCTATAACTGTGGCAAAGCCTGTATTGGGTTGAATAAAAACTGCAAATCAGATCTACCGGATAAACCCTCCCAAGAAAAAGTCGATAAACTCAGAGCCGCAGCAGGGAAATTTAAAGCCGTTCAGGATGATCCAACCAAGAAGCAAGAAGATAATAAATTAACTCCAAAGCCACCGGAAACAAAACCGACACTAGCGAACGAAGATAAAATGCGCGATACACTAAAGAAAGCTATCGCGGAAAATGAGTTAAATAAAAGTTTAGCAGAAACAGCTTATCAAAAATACCACCAGTATCAAAACGGACTAAAAAATGAAGCAGAAGGTTTATCATCTCGGTCTATCGCTAGTTTATATCAAATCCCCCACGCCACTGCTGTAGCTAGAATTAACGGACTTAGAGAAGCTGTTGGACTAGGAGGGTCTAATGCTGTATCTGTTGACAAAGAATTAGGGGGAAGAATTAACGACCTTTTAAATAATGGGAAACAAATTAAAATTAATTTGTCAGGCGGTCAACTAAAAGATCAGAAAAAAGAACCAAGTCAAACAACAATTAATGCTGACAAAAAATGGTCTGACTTTTTAGAATCTAAAAATGTTACAGAGAAAGGACTTAGAAAACTAGACCCTGAGACTAGAAAGAAAATTACAGAAGAATTTGAAAATACTCGGATTGAAGAAAGGGCTCAGGAGTCAAGAAAAAGGAAAGGTCTATCACTACCTGAAGACCCCAAACCATCCCCAGATTCAACAGGGGTTAAGGGTGCGGGGGGTAAATCGGTTGATCAACAATATAAGGATATTATTGCCAGTTCTAAAGATCCAAAGGGAACAGAGGAAGCTATAGCAGAGGCTTTATCCGGCACTTTGGATTACAAAAAACAAACCTATGAGCGATATTTAGCAGCACAGGCAAGTGGAACAGTCCCGCCAGGATATGAAAAACGTTATCAGGAACATATTGATCAATATAAACCCGTTATTGAAGCGGAGCAATTCTTTAACGAGAGAAGACAGAAGGCGGTCAATGGCGACTTTGAAACAGAAGCCGAAGTAATGGCTTATATGGGGTCATTGAAAGGGAAATATAAAAACAGTTATGAATTTTACGACAGCCCAGAATATACCGAAAAAAGAAGTAAAATAGAATCAATAATTAAGAATAATTACGAACTTCCCCCACCTTTATCTGGCAATATCCCGCGCAGTGAATTAAAGAAAACTTTAAGCCCAGGGGATAAATTGTTGGTGAAAGAAAACACCTATGGCTCTATGGGGAGTTCGGGAAATAATAATATTCCTACTGGGTACAACATCAGGGAAGGGGGAGAAGTAACCAAGGTTGCTGTCACGAATGTTGTGGCTAAAAAGCAATATAGCGGTCAACAAAACGCATTTGAGTCTAAGACTCCAATGAAAGACATTACTCATGTCATCCGAGATGGTAAACGTTACAAAGTAGATGATTCTGATAGTTCCCCTAATGACTTAAAGCCTGATGCCCTCAAATCCCAGAAAGCAGTAAAACAAAAGGCAGTAAAACAAAAGGCAGTAAAACAAAAGGCAGTAAAACAGAAAACAATAAAAGTTCAGGAGGTGCGATCGCCACAAGAATCCCCCTTAGTCCCGAAAGAGGAAATCGTCAAAGAGACTCCTAAATTAATAGGAGATGGAACCCACGAAGGAACCCCTAAAAACGCACAAGAATACTACGAGGCGATGGTTAAAAAAGGGGAAAACATTACTATAGAGGAGGCTGAGAAAATCATTAAATCAGTCAAAAGATGGATCACAGACTCCGATGAGGTCAGAGACGATCAAAAAGATGGGAGGCCAAATAAAAACGAGGAAAATATCAATAGGTTCATGAAAAGCATGACACCCTATGATGGGGATGTAAGTAGAGGGATTCTTTTTAATAGTAGAGAAGAAGTTGAGACGTGGTTAAAAGGGGATGAAAACGGCGTTTTAGACAACCAAAAAGCTCATGCTTCATGGACTTCTGATGACAAAGTAGCTTATGATTTTTCAAAAGCTAGCTACAAAGAAAATCCATCTTTGTCTCAATATGTAGAAGGAGCTTATCCTGTTATTATCAAGGCAAAAAACAAGACGGGGGTATCAATTAAGGATGTAGGACTAAAGCCTCAAGAATCGGAAGTTATTGTTTCAAAAGATGCCAAGCACAAAGTTAAGAGTGTTACTGAGAAAAATGGCATATTCTATGTAGAAACCGAAGAAATTTAATCAAGGACAAATTTATTTTCTGTTCGTCCAAAGTAAAAATGATATAATTTAATAATAATTGCCTCTCGCGGTGTTTACGCACTACGAGAGGCTTGTAAACCAACGCTTTCAAGGAGATGGTTCACTATGTCAGACATTATACGATCAATCCGTGCCGAAATGGTATTAGGCAACAGAAGTATTGACTGTTATTTGTTCCCAGACGGGGAGAAACGGATCGGAATCGGTGGTGCGAGTATTGCTATTGGACACAGTAAAGAGTATTTGGGCAGGTTGCAGAAAACGGAGTCTAAAGCCCTCAAAGAGCTACAGGGTATGGGTTTCACAGGTCGCACAAAAGACACTGAGGTTAAGATAGCCAGAGGTGCGACACGAAGCAAGACTATCTCATCCAGAGACTTTACGAAGTTAATCACATGGGATGCAGTAGTTAACAATAATCAAGATTCCATTATTTTGTTGGCTGCGTTTGCCGAGACGGGGTTGGATGACATATTGGAAAAAGTCTTCACACGGCAATCGTTGGACTTTCTGTTAGAAAAAATAGTCCACTATAGCAAATGGACTATGGAAGACTTACAAGAAGCCCTCGATGCAAACAACGATGATTGGAGAGTGATCAGGGAACAAGAGCAGTTTTTATTAGAGGGCTAAACATCAAATTTGTTTAACAGGTTAGTATGGGATATATGCTACTCTTAACCCCATGCTAACTCTAAAATTCGTTACCAACCAAGTCCAAAATTACCTCAATAAATTAATCAGAAAGTTTCAGAACCTCACACCTGAACTGCATAAAGTCGGGCAGTTTATGGTGGCATCAACCGATGAGAACTTCCAGAAGGAACAGAGTCCTTACGGGGAGAAATGGGAACACCTAGCCCCATCAACCCTTAAATACAAGGCTAGTCGGGGTTTTATTATGCAAATACTACAACGCCAAGGATTGTTGCGATCTTCTATTCGATATCGGATTGAAAAAGGAAGGGTTGAGGTAGGGACTCCATTGCCCTATGGCTCCTATTTACAAAAAGGCACCAAGAAAATGCCTAAACGTCAATTTTTAGGAGTAAGCCAACGGAATCGTCAGGAGATTATTGCTATTCTAAAGGGTTCTCTTCGTTAATCTCGACAAGATTATCAACAAGACCTGGGTTAATTTCTTGGGGGATTCCTTCCTCGATGATTTTCAAAGTTTCCTTCGTCCAGGTGAGGATCAGTCTTTCCGTTTCCGATTGATCCTCAGAAATTAACGAAGCGATAATCAACAGTTCTATAAAATCCGTCCGCCGCTCCCCCATTAAAATCCGTCGAATTGTCTGCCAATCCCACCCACTTTTCTCGCTAAATTCCATCATCCCAAGATTTGCATTTATAAGATCCCGTCGAATTGACCGACCGAGAGCGCGATAGGGAGCCAATGCACCAGATCCTAACGTTTTCTTAGAAGGGTACTCTCTTTTTGTAATAGTCATTATTTATATCTAAATCATTGATTTAATTTTAGTCTATTTTCTTGTATAGAAATTATTTTTTTACACCCTCTTCAAATGACTGATAGGGTGCGTTATTCTTTAAAAAGAATTATTTGTTTTTTGTATTGAGAAATGGTTGAAATCAGGCTCGATGCTCCAACTAAATTTAGGGTAATAAGAACTGAGGATGGTCGTCTCCATTGTGAGGGGTCTTTTTGTTGTGACGGGGTGTTGGAGTATCGTCAGCCTGATGGCTCCATAGTCCACGAACTCAGGAGACCGGAAACCAATGCAGAACTGGCCACAGTAGAGAGTTTCAAACTCCTCCCCCTGGTGATAGAACATCCCTATGTTGGACTTCTTAATAGCGAAAGCTACAAGGATTACACGGTAGGGATGACTGATTCTTCTGCTTATTATGACAAGACTGAAGGGGTGATCAAAGGCTTGGTGTCGTTTTTTGATGCTAAGGCGATCGCCCTAATTGATGCAAGGGAAAAGGAACAACTATCTGCTGGATATACCTGCGACATCAAGCAAGGGGAAGGGGTGTGGAATGGGCAACACTATGACAGGGAACAGATTAATGTCCGTGCCAACCATTTGGCTTTGACGAGCCGAGGAAGGGCAGGGGGAGATGTTCGCCTCCGATTAGATAGTGCTGCGGGGATTGGGCAAGCTGTCGCAGGGCAAGCTGTCGCAGGACAAGCTGTCGCAGGGCAAGCTATCGCAGGGCAAGTCATCGAAAACCCTAGCAACCCTAACAAAACCAATGATAATGGAGATAATGAACAGCGTATGGCAATAGTTAGATGCGATGGAGTTGAGTATTCAGGAATCCCTGAATCTTTCGCTTCCATTAGCGGTACTCGATTCCGTGAATTGAAAGAATTAAAGGAACGCCACGATTCGCTTGTTACACGGTTTGATACTACGAGTCGGGAGAACCGGAAGCTAGAAGCCGCACGGGAAAATTACCAGTTCCGGTTAGATAACCTAGAGATCATCGTAGACAATGCCGATAATGTCCTTGGTGAATTAGGTTATTACCGGAATGACATGGGGCAGTACGTCCGCGTTGATGGAGGCAAAAAGAAAATGATGCCTCCCGTTCCCGAAGATGAAGAAATGATGGAAGAGGAGGACAATGAAGAAGAAGAAATGATGGAAGAATGGGATGTTGCAGAGGAAGAAGAAACTACGACTTCCAAAAAGAAAAAAAAGTCCAAGCCTCGTGTTGATAGCAACGACGAAGATGAGAGTGCTTGTCGGGGTGATTCGGTCGGGGATCTTTTGGCGATATGGAAGGAAGCCGACAGTTTGTTGCCAGGGTTCTCTGACGCTCGGTTTGATAGTAGCTTCTCTATTAGCGACATCAAACGCACTTTGTTAGCTGAAATCGAACCCAATATGGACTTGACGTTCCGATCCGATTCTTATGTAGACGGGGTTTTTGCCTACGTTCAGGAGAATCGTAATTCTTCCCCCACCGATCCAGGTGATAAAGAAGAAGGGGATGACGAGGAGGAAGAAGATAGAGACGATGGAGACGATGGAGACTCAGAGGAGTTTTCCCATCGCCTTGATTCGATGCTCAAAAGACCTGCTCAATCTACCCACGGAGATGAACTCACCGAAGGGGAAAGACGACGGGTGCACGCCTATAAGCAGCCTTTAACGATAGGAAAAACACGCATGGGGGTTACTAGATAATGCGGTACAACTACAATCTTCAATTTGATCGGGCGACTCCTGGCATGGGCGAGGGATCCATTAATTTTCCGAGAGTCAAAGCCCTTGTTTCTGTAAAGAATGCTGTTAAAGAGGTCTGGACTCTGGCGATTCCTGCCTCCCCTGCTTCTAGCACTGTATATACCGTCAGGTTAAACAACGGACTAGGCACGGCACGTTTTACAACCGATGCTAGTGCCACTCAAGCGGAACTGCAAGCTGGTTTATTGAATGCAATCCGAGTAAACCCTGCTTTTGGGCGACGGGGGATTGCAAGTGTTAGTGGGAATAACGTGCTATTCACGGCACTGGAATATGGTATCGAGAACATCCTGGTAGTTACTGGTGCTAGTTTAACGGCAACTGTAACCACGGCGATGATTATTCCTCTCCCCGTACCATTCGGTCGGTTTGTTGCCAGAGCAAACACCGAAACCGACCCCAAAGTTGCAGGACTTCCTACTGCTACCACTGACGTAATCTTAGGGATTACTCGAATCGTCAAAGACATCGAAATGCAACCTTTGATTTATCAAGGTGCAAACTATAGTGGGACAACTTACCCCTATCAGGATGTGATGGACGTGGTTGACCGGACAGGGGAATCGTCAGGGATCTGGGTTGAATGTGTTGAGACGGATATCACAATCAATGATGCCGTCTACGTCTCTATTGCTGCGGGACACGAGGGGAAAGCAACAAAAGTGACAAGTGGTACAATTAATATCTCCGCGAAGGCTGAGTTCAAATGTTCCCCTGTGGTCACTAGCACTGGCGCGGTGTGCGTTTTAATCGGCTTCAATGTTCCTTAATATAGAAAGAACTTAAACTATGATGAACTTTTCCGGGACTACAAGGTTGGATGCTGATGAAATCGGGACGTTCTTTGGCACCCTGATGGACTTAGAAGCTCAAGTAGATAAGGAGTTCGATCTTGCGGACTATCCTTTCGCTGCTGGAGTCATTTGCCCTCTCAATATCCAAAACAAGCCCTGGGCAAAAACCTGGGGATATCGGTGGCTCCGTCACGTCGGGCAGTTCAAATTAATCCGAAACTACACCACAGACCTTCCCGAAGTGGAACTGGTCTATGGCGAGATGAAGATGCCGATCCATAAATGGGGACAAGGTTATAGCGTTTCCGAGGATGATATCGCGGCTGTCAGTCGAATGGGCGAGAGCATTGAGGAGGACAAAATCTGGACAATTCAAGAAGCCGCACAACAAAAAATCAATCAGTTGGTGGCAAACGGAGATTTAGAAACAGGGATGCCAGGGTTTCTAAATCACCCCCAAGCCCTGCGGTCTTATGCTCCCTTCCCTTTAAACGGGTCTGCAACATCACAGCAAAAGCTGAGCGTGTTAAATGATTGTGTTAATGCTCCGACTCGGTTGACCAATAACCGAGAGAAGCCTGACACATTGTTAATGGATTCGGAAACTTACGAACACCTCTCCTCGGATATCATTCAAATTGGTACATCTGCCTTAGATCGCACGGTGTTAGAACACTTCTTAAAAGTCAACTCCAACATCAAAGAAGTCGGTGTGGTGTCCGAGATGGCTCCCGAATATTTAGAGTCGATTGGTTTGGCTCCTACCCGCTTTATTCAGGCTTTCCGTCGAGATCCCAAAAAAGTCTCTGCTAAGATTTATCAACCATTAAAGTGGACTGATACTCGTCCCATTGGTGTTGATTCTTTCTGGCGTGGTGCCAAGTTTAAGTTTGGGGGAATTGACCTCAAACGCCCATTCTCCATGCACATTGTAGTATTACCCGAATAAAAATGTCTAAAACTATCATCTTTGACCCAAAGCTAAATCCTCACAATCCACGCATTCCCTATGGAATATCAGTGGAGGCTATCACTTCGCCGATCCGTTTCTCCCGTCCTATTACTCGTGGGGGAACCAAAAAAACCTCGTTGGATGCGGTGGAAACACGGGGGAGTTGGATTCTGCCTGGGACTAATTTGGAGCTTCCCGACGAGGACTATGACTATATTGTTCGGCATCCCCTCGGATTGCAACTTGTTAATTGCGGAGCATTCAGAGTAATCTCTCCCACCCTAGAGGAAGGGAAGTTTCCTACTGAAACAACCCTCGATTATATTGAAAAAGATGCCCTGGATCTAATTCGCAATTCTAGTGATATTGATTGGCTAGAACGATCCGAGAAAAGAGAAGATCGTCCCGCTATTTCTAAGGCAATAGCGGAGCAAGTCAAGAATATCAAATCGGTCAATACTATGAACATCCGTGGGTAATAAATGGTTCTCCCTTCCGATTTTTTAGCGGTTTATCCTCAGTTCGCTGTAGTCGAATCTTCTGTGATTCAATACAGTTTAAACTTTGCCGAGAATAATTACTGTGCTGGTTGGGCAGATCCCAAGAGAACGGATGGAATTATGTTGATTGCTGCCCATCGAATCAGCATTGATTGGTTTCAACAGGCGGATATTGCCTCTAGTGTCACGGGAATCGCATCCGGGCCAGGAAGTTCTACCCCTTCTGGCTCCGAGAATGATTGGTCTTTGACAACTTACGGGAGGCAATACATCCACCTCCGCAATACTATCTTCACTCCCCCTATTTTAGTTTTATGAAAGTACAGTTCCCTGATTTCACCGTTGATAATGGTCGAGTTACTTCTGCTGGAATAGCGGCTCCTGCCTCGCCAGAACTGCAAGCAATGGCAGCAATTTATGTTGAGTTACAGGAAATCAATAAGAAGTTAGACAAGCCAGACCACCCACAGGCTGCTTATACTCCCAAAGAGAAGAAATGAGTCAATCCTTTGTTGAGCAAATGATAGCCCTAAGAGACCGGATCTCCCCTCTCGCGGGGGGATTTGGCAATCCCAATATTCGAAGCCTTGTCGTTCGCACAAGATTGGGCAATGATTACGAGTATCTGGAGATTACCCCATCTCCGGTTATTCAAGATCAATTCCCAAGTAAGGAAGGGATTGAAAATCTAAGCTCAGTGGAGGGAATAACTAAATCCTATTCCGTCAAAGGGATTTCACGGCGTTATTTAGAAGAACAATTGAAGGGTGAGGGGGTTGACTATATTGTCGGAGCAGACACCACATTTTACCCTCCCGATGGAGTTGTTTGTAACTTAGTCTCACTAACTAAAAATATCGTGACGTGGGACATGGAGTTAGTTGAGAAGATTAGCTCACAAGGTTTTTACTTGTGATTAACTCACAAGGTTTCTATTTATAAAAGGTAAAATCATGTTAAAAACAAAACCAAGTTCTTTGTTCCGTGTTGACGAAGATGAAGTATTAGTTGGGGATGGTGGCGGAGGTACTGCACCAACCGAAGCTCAAATGAGGTTACTTATTGCCCAAACCTTGTCAATGGATTTTGTTTACAACGCCCCAGTTGTTGTGCTTAAATTTGATGTTGCCGAGAATGGCAATATTACCGGAGTATTTAAAGATGCGGCACGTCCACGGGTGTTTTCCTTTACCCTAGATGGGGAGTCTGTAGCCTATAAGCCTTATAAACCTGGCAAAATGGACAGCTTAGAATCAGAGGAAGATGTCCAAGAATGGGAGGCATTTTCAGCAGGGTATGGCTTCCGTGTTGATGCAGGAGTAGGTGGCAAAAAAAAGCCTCAATGCGTTAAGCCGACAGCCTATAACTGTGGTGCAGCTTGCATCAACATCATGAAAACCTGCAAAATCAAAACCAATGATCCCACAATAAAAGACAGGCTTAAAAAGTTAGAAGGAATTGGGAAAGATTACGCGAAAACAGCAAAAACGACTGTAGAAAAGCCCCAAACCAAGCCTAAAGCAGAGAGTAAAAAGCCTACTGGTCAAAAATTGGCAACAAAGAAAACGGCAGAACCAGAAGCCAAGATCGAGCCAAAGCCCGAAGTTAAACCCAAAGCTAAATCTAGTCCTAAATCCAAGGCAAATCCATTTTATAGTGACGAACCAATAAAGGATTATGACACCTTTAAAAAGGAAATACCCAAAGAATTAGCTCGAATCAACATGGAATATAATTATGACGGACTTCTTCCAATAGAAAGAGTTAGAAAAGAGCTAAAGGGTCGGATTTCCGATCAAGATTTTGACAAGTGGATGATGGATAGCCAGTTAGATAACGATGACATACAAATGATGGGGGGAGATCCTAACAAATCTTACAAAGATGGGATTAAGACCAGTTTTGGAGAGAAAAACTTTATAAGATTTACTGATGAGAAAGCTATAGAAAAAGCAGAAAAAGAGACAAAAAGAAAGCCCGGTCAAATTGTTGATATTGAGGAATTCTCGAAGTTGGCGGACACGGTTTATGACAAATTAAACAAGGAGAATAATTATGACAACCTCGTTCCAATATATCAAATTAGACGAGCTATGGGCGATAAAGTTAGTAGGGGGGATTTTAATAAATTAATGATCAAGGTGCAGGAGAACGATAAATATCAATTAATGGAAGGGAGTGTAGAGGATAGTGCTGCTGATAAAATCGAGGATTCTGTCAGCACAAATTGGGCAGGACTAAGAGCTTACGCAAAAAAAATAAAGCCTGACAATTAAAATCGAATGAAAAAACCCAGCGCGAAAACCTACCTCCTATAACTGCGGCAATACAGGTCTTGATAATTCTGAAGCAAAAGGAAGAACAAAAACATGAGCATAGAGACTAAATCAGCCCCAACAAAAGCACAAATGCAAGCAGCGATCGCCCAGACTCTTGCTCTTCCTTTTGCCTATAACGCCCCAGTGGACGTGTTGGACTTTAAGGTAGATGACACGGGTAAAATATCTGGGAGATTTAAGGATTCTGCCCGTCCGAGGGTGTTTGATTTTGAGTTAGATGGAAATACCGTTAACTTCAAACCTTACGCCCCAGGACGGATGGATTCGGGCGATGCAGTAGAACAATGGGAGGAGTTTTCTTTAGGGTACTCCTTCCGTTTTGATGCTAAAGCTAAAGGAGTTAAGGCAAAAGGCAAGGCAGGAGACAAAAAGAAACCCCAATGCGTTAAACCCACCGCATATAATTGCGGGAAAGCCTGTATAAATATTAATAATAATTGTAAATCAAACCCCGATGACGCTCAGTCAAAGGATCGTTTAGAGAAATTGAAAGCTGCTGGTATTGATTACGCTAAAGAAGCCAAGAAATCCAATCCTAAATCAACTACAAAAACCAAGAAAGAGGTAGAAAAACCACCAGAAATAGATAAAATCCCAGAAACAATAAAGGAAATTCCCCCTAGCAAAAAAGGGAAAGAATCTGACTTTGAAGAAGGGAAGAAAGCTGCTAAAATAGCTGTAAAGAGTGAAGATCAAACAGAAACCCTTAAAGAACCTGAAAACGAACCCAAGCCTCTTAATTTAGTAGGGAAGGGGGATCATGAGTCCGTTCCTGGCGACGCATACGGGTACTTTGAAGCAATGAAAGCATCGGGTAATCCCATCTCTTATGACGATGCTATAAAGATTACCGGAGCCGTTAAAGAGTGGACAGAAGATGCCTCTTATATTAGAGAATCTCAAAAAGCAGGGGAATACAGCCTCGTTGCCGACCGGATCACTGATTACGTCAAGAGTTCAACGCCATTCAAAGGTGAAATCTACCGAGGCATCTCCCTTGAATCAACAGAAGAAGCACTGGAGTGGGCAAAAGGAGACAAAGACGGAATATTGGACAATCAAAATGCCCACGCCTCTTGGACTTCTAATTGGGATAAAGCGAGAGAATTTGCTGTTGACAATGCGTTCGATGAGACATCACAACCTATCATTATCAAAACAATTAATAAGTCAGGTGCCTCTATCAAAAATTTAAGCACCTTTGATACGGAAGATGAGGTAGTGGTCATCAAAGACACTCGCCATCGGGTTAAAAAGGTTGTGTACGAAGATGGTGTTTTGATCGTTGAGACAGAAGAAGTTTCTCCTAACAAGGAAAAGAAAATGCCTGAACCATCACCAGAAATAACTAAAACCCAAAAAGAATCCGAGGAAAAGGCGGTTAAACAACCCGAAGAAAAACCTAAAAACCTTAATTTAGTAGGGAAGGGCGACCACGAATCCATGCCCTCAACCCCCGATGAGTATCGTGAAGCACTGGAAAAAGCAGGGGTAAATATTTCTAAGAAGGAGGCAGCAGCCACCACTACAGCCATCTATAAATGGACAAGGGATGCCACTGACATCCGAGTTGATCAAAAAGCAGGGGAAGAAAACGAGGATGCCAATCGGATTTCTAATTATGTCAGGAACTCAACCCCATACGAAGGCGAAGTTTACCGAGGGATTCATTTTGCAACCAAAGAGGAGGCTTTAAACTGGACTAAAGGCGACAAGGATGGGGTGCTAGATAATCAAGGTGCTCACGCCTCTTGGTCATCTAGCCTTAAAACAGCAAAGAATTTTTCGGACGATTTCTTTATTGAGGAAAAAAGGTATCCCGTCGTCATTAAAACCATTAATAAATCAGGTGTGTCTATTAGGAATTTGAGCAGGATCAAAGAAGAAGACGAAGTTATGGTGCTAAAAGACACTCGCCATCGAGTTAAAAGTGTCAAGGAAGAAAACGGACGGATTATTGTTGAAGCTGAGGAAGTATAGGAGATTTAACCATGAGTTCAACGACTAGAAAAGATGCCACACCAACCGAGCCACAGATGAAGTTGGCGATCGCCCAAACTCTGTCTCAACCATTTGCCTATAATGCTCCGGTGGTGATGTTGGATTTTTCGGTAAACGATCAAGGGGAGTTTGAAGGCAAATTCAAGGATGCAACCCGTCCCCGTATTTTTTCATTTAATATCAAAGGGCAGTCAGTAACCTTTAAACCTTATACCCCAGGACGGATGGATAGCGTAGATGACTGGGAGGAGTTCTCTAGTGGCTACTCCTATCGGGTAGATGCGGGGATAGGAGGTAATAAGAAGCCACAGTGTGTTAAGCCAACAGCTTATAACTGTGGGAAAGCCTGTATTAACATCATGAAAAGCTGCAAGATTAAAACTGATGATCCCACAATAAAAGATAGGCTTAAAAGGAAAAATACGGGAAATATACAGGAGGGGTTGTAATAGCTCCCGGCGACAATTCTATAGCGACGGTAGTACATGAAATGGGGCATTGGCTTGAATGGAATAATAATACAGTTAGTCGAAAAGTGTTGAATTTTTACAACAAAAGAACCGCAGGGGAGTCAGCCGTTTCATTAAAAGAAGCGACGGGTAATCGGGGCTATAGTAAAAGCGAAATAACGAAAGTTGATAAATGGTTACATCCTTATATGGGGAAAGTGTATACCTACGGGACAGAAGTATTATCAATGGGGCTGGAATTGATGTACAGAAACCCCATTTACCTAGCCAAGAACGATCCAGAAATGTTTGATTTTATCTATTCTGTAGTTAGGCAAGGGAACTGAAATTAATAGGTCAATCAGAATAAACAGCCCACTAATTTCACATCCTTTCTGGTGAATTGTTTGAATTTTCCAATAATACCAATTTTTTGATAGAATAGTTAAGAAATTATAGGATTAAAATGTATGGCTTCTATTGTATTGGACGGTGTTGAGTATCCCCTGGAAAAACCTGTGGATTTTATGTTGAATTGGGCTATAGAAGGCACAAAAGATGGATTCACTAGCGCGGAGTCGCTTAATAAAATTAGCAACACCTTAAAAGCTGTCTGTCCCTCAATCCCCGAACATTTCTTCTACTCCTCAGAGGGATATGTTTACCCATTGATTGACACTTATCAGATTGTCGATTTTGTGGCAAAGTTAGTAGTGGCGGTTATCGACAAACGGATTGCCGCAGTTGAAGCTCTCCCTTCAGAAGAAAGATCCTCCACTGAAATCCTAGAAAAGATTGCCCTATTGAAACAAGCCGCAGACCAGATTGGGAAACAATTTGGAGATCAGAAGATTGCTTTACTATTAGGGGGGATTCAAGTGTCTGTTAAGGGGAATGTCCATAACGCCTCGTCCTTGAATGAATCACGGTTTCGGGAAATCAAACAGCAGATAGAGCAATTAAACGCTGAGATGTCTTCGTTTCCAATCAATTAATTTCCCTAACAAGTAGGGAGAACAATAAAGCCCCAGGTATTCTTGGGGTTTTATTGTTACAATTCAATTAAACCAATGCAATTAAACCAATGCAATTAAACCAATGCGTAGTATTTAATTAAAACTGCCTCTTAATCATAGCAAGGAAAAGGGGGATTTTTAGATGGTGGCAGGATTTGGCGGGACTACTATTACGATTACAGCAAACGCCAGCCAGGCTGTCGATGTAATCAGGGATCTAGGGGAAAGCCTCCTCGGTCTACGTCAGCCTTTGCAGGTTTTTGATTTATTCCGTGAATCTTTTGGGGGAGTGACAAGCTCAATTGTTCAGACGACCTCAGTTATTGGATTCTTTGGGCAGGGGATGTCAACGCTTCGAGGGTTGGTTTCTAACGGCCCGTTTAATTTGTTGATTGGACAAACTGTCGAACTACAAGGGCAGTTGCTATCGGTCGCATCAACGATGGCAGCAACTTCAAAAATTATTAGTAATGGGTTTGAGATTAAAGATCCCACCCAGGCTATCTTAGCTCTCAATCAACCTATAAATGATCAGATTAGACAGTTAAGGATTGATTCTATTGATCTAGTTGGGGTCACGTCAAAGCAATTAATCCCAATATTTCAACAGGTCGCACAAGGAGCTACACCTATCGGGGCTACCCTAAGCGATGTACGGAGTCTAACCATTGACTTTGCAGCCGCTTTGGGGACATTACAGGTTCCTTTATATCAAAGTAGACAAGAGATTCAATCAATTTTCCTAGGAACAATTGACATGAATTCCATCTTGGCTAAATCGTTAGGAATAACTAACACGATGGTTGCCAAGTGGAAGGCTCAAGGGACTTTAGTTCAGGAATTAACCACACGATTGTCTGCGTTTAGGGCTGGAAATAAATTAGCCGCACAGAGTTTTTCTGGAGTAACGTCAAACATTCAAGAAATGTTTGAATTAATAGGACAAAGATCGGGGGAAAAACTATTAGCACCTTTGACTCAATCCCTAAACGAAGTCTATAAGTTTTTACAAACGAACCTTGAGATGTTGGTGGGCGAATCAGGGAAGGTTACAGATCAGATCCTTCGCGCGGGTCTAGCTTTTCAATCTATTTTTAAAACCGTCTTGGGGGATGTAGTGACGGTTTTTAAAGATGTCCCCCTATTTTTGTTTACCTCTCTGGCGAACGCATTGGAGGCACTGAATCAAGGGCTGGGATTCACAATGGCGGTATTGCGTCCAGCACTGAATCTATTTTCGGCTTTGTCAGGGGCTATAGCACCTCTAGCTAGTGGGTTTTTAGTAGTTGCTCTACAGGTTAAATCTCTCGTTTTTGGGGTCAAGTTACTTACCTCCGCTTTCGGGGTTTTGGGGAATATTCTCCTTCCGGGCGTGGGGCAACTACTGCTGTTATTAGCAAGGAACGCGTGGGGATTGGCAGCAGCATTCACAAGTTTAGGGGGAGCTTCTGTTTTTAGTGCAACAGGAGTGGCGCGATTATTCGCCAATCTCCAACTGATACCCGGATCTGTGACCCTAATCACGGCTGCAACCGCCGCACTAGGGAATGTCCTTAAGAGTGTCGGGGTTGCGGTTGTCGCCTTTGCTGCGTTTAAGGCAATTGACACATTTATTCTTCAGAATAAAGCCTTGATGGAGGTTCTCGGAGGGGTTGCAGGGGGTTTGGGTGAGGTTATCAACATTCTGGTTGGATCGTGGCAGTCCGCTTTAATTACCTCAACAGTTGTTGTTACTGGTTTAGCGATCGCCTTCCGCGCCCAATTAATCCCTGCGATATTGTCCTTCATTAAAATTCAATTGGCTGGTGTTGTAAGTAGTGCCACCACGGCATTTTTTGTTTTGTCGGGGGTATTGAGTTCCCTTGGTTTGGCTGGGATGGCTGCAAGTGCTGGGAGTGCCGCGAGTTCATTGTTAGGATTGTCATCGGCTGCGGCTGCGGGGACTTTGACGGTCGGAGGATTGGGTGTTGCAATAAAAGGATTGGTACTATCAACCGCAGCACTATTAGCACCTTTATTGGCTGTGGCTGCGGTTTTGGGAGGGGTTGGACTCGTTCTTTATAGTCAATCCTTAAACGATTCTACGAAGGCAACAACCGAACTAGCAACCCGAACAGAGGAATATGGGGATTTGGCTATTGAATCCCTTGAGAAACTGTCTGTGGCTCAGAAAAAGCAACAGGAAGCTGATAAATTAGGTATTAGATTAACGGATGGAGAATACAGGAAAAATCGGCAATTGCAAACACAGGCACGGCTAAGAATTGGACTTATCGAGGATCAGATAGCTGCATTAAAAGAACAAGAAAGAACGGTTAAAGGGGATGCTAACAAGTCTAATATTCAATCTCAAATAGGCGAGTTAGAAAAGTTAAAAACGGCATTAGCCCAAGCCTCCTCTAACGTGGTTATTGCCCCAAAAGATTTAACGGTATTAGGAACAGCGTTAGAACAGTTAAAGAAAAAAGCAAATGAAGCTATGGATGCAATTCTAAAACCATCTGGAGATCAGGATGTGTTCAAGAAAAAAGCGTCCGAGGTTATTGAGTTTAACATGGCTCTATTAGAAATGGGGCAAACGATTGATAGGGATGTTACTAGCAAACTCCGTCAATTAGCCTATGATACAAGGTTAGATCAAGAGGTTCAACGCAAAGCACAGGAAACAATTACTAAAGTCATTGAGCAGGAAAGCAAAAAGCGATCCGATACTATCGCAAAACAAAAAGCCGAAATAGAGTCTCAACAAAAGAATGGGGAGATAGGAATTAGAGAATCAGAGAGATTAACCACCGAACTAACAATTAAGGAATTAGAGGAACGCAAGGCAGCACAACAACGGATTCAGTCTGAACAACAATCCTTTGGAAATCTTGAAGCAGTCCGAAAAGCAGGGGAAGAAATTAAGAAAATAGAATCGGATATCACTAAAGCCATTGCAGAGGAACGATCTAAACGAAACGAGGAACTGGTTAAAAACTTTCAGGAGCAACAGTCAATCATCGAGGGATATCTTGCTCAAGGATTATCCACAGAGGAAAACTACAATAGCCAAAAATCACAATTACAAATCAAGGGGTTAGATGAACAAATCAGGCAACAACAGAACAAATTAAAGAAGTTAGCGGATACTGACAAAGAAGGTCGAGAAGCTGTCAACGCCGAAATCGGAAAACTCCAAGTTCAGCGTCAAAAAACAATCAAGGATGGCTACGACCAAGAACTTTCTACACTAGAAAAACAACTTAAAAAAACTGTTGATTTAGTTAAAGAAGCTGAACTAATTAGACAAAATGAAGTTCAGAAGTCGTTTAATGAATTTGGAGGTGATCGGAACTTAATTGACGAGGAAAATATTAAAAACAACCTCAAAACTCTTGAGTCTGAATACAATAACACATTTAAAAAACTAGAGGCAATAAAAGCTCAACCCGCACTCTCAGACCCACGACTAGAGGCTAATAGACAAACTGAAATCAGAAAGCTAAGACAAGAACAACTCCAACAATCCCTAGGGATGTTGAAAACCGAGAAGGAAGCCTGGGATGCCCACACTCAAACCGTTTTAGGGAACATCGCCAAAGAGAATGATGCTCAATTATTAAGCATAGAAAAGCAGATTAATAGTGGTAACGCACTCAGGGAGCTAGAAGGGGCTTCAAGTGCTACCGATAAAGTTCAGGAGTTGCAATTTCAACTTAGCCGAGAAAAAGATGTCAATAAACAAGCCAAATTAAGACTGTCCCTAGAGGAAGCTACCAGGGAAGAACGAGAAGCCTGGGCAGCATTAGAGATTGCCGAAACCGAAATTAAGAATACTAAGGAAATAATTGCCTTAAAAACCCTGCTAAACCAAGGGAAGATTTTTGGGGAAGAATATGATCTAACAATAGCACAGCAAGCCATTAGAACATTACAAACCAAAATTAGTTTAGAGACGGATGCTGGCGAGAAAATCAAGCTCCAGTTGCAGTTGGTTGAGGCTCAGGGGCAGTTGATTGATGCAATCGTAAGGAAATACGAAGCAGGATTAAACAAGGAAGCACAAGCTTATGAGAACACTATTAAACGCCAGAATAACGAACTAGATAATCAGAGTCGGAAATTCGATATTCTCAATAAAGCCCTTCAAATGCGTTCGGAATTACAGGACGCACAAAAAGGGGTGTTTGACGCGGCTAGTAGCTTTTACTCAGGGGAATTAGATGCTTTAGTCCAAGGAGAACGCTCTGAACGGAAGAAAAAACAACTCGCTGAATTAATCTCGGCTATTAAATTAAAATCAGCTATACAACAAGCTGAATTTGATAAACAAAGCCTGATATCCCAACAATTAATGAAAGGTATTGAAATAGAACGGGACAAACTAGCTGCTAGAAGGGCGTTGAATGATGCGAAAGTTGAAAAAAGAAAAGCTGATAATGCTCTTAAATCAGCCAAGAAAGATCCTAGAACAACCCCAGAAGAGTTAGACGACCTGCAAACAGCGGCAGATATAGCAGGAGAGAACGTCGGCTACCAAGAGCAAAACTTGGATTTATTACGGAGACAAGACATTAACCAGTCAAAAGTTTTCAAACTCCAGAGAGAAGCGTTGGAATTCCGTAGTCAAGGGGCTATTCGCTCGGCACAGGTAGACTTGGCCAACAACACCAGTAACAGATCATTAAAACGGCAGCGTTTTACAGATATTACTGCCAGCGTGCTTGATGGTTTTGGAGTGGACAGTGTAAGCGATCTAACGGGTCGAGCCGCAGCGACGGGAGAGCAAGCCCTCAGAGAAAGTGGATTAAAAGGGAGCAGAAGATTGCCAGGAGGGATGTCCGCAGAGGGAACAATGC